AAGAGAAGCTGACAATTATAAAAAATTGATTGAGAAGGGAACTTCTTTATCAGAATTAAATCATCCAGAATCTTCATTAATTGATTTAGATAGAGTTTCACACATCATCACTGAAGTATGGTGGGATGGAAAAGTGTTAATGGGTAAATTAAAATTGTTGACATCACCAGGATTTCACGAAAGAGGAATCTGTTCAACAAAAGGAGATTTAGCTGCAAACTATTTGAGACAAGGAGTTACTCTTGGTATATCTTCTCGTGGTGTAGGTTCATTGAAAAAAGTCGGAGAACAAAATGAAGTACAAGATGATTTTGAACTTATTTGTTTTGACCTTGTTTCTTCACCATCAACACCTGGAGCGTATTTGTTCACAGAACCTGATGATAGATTTAAATTTGAAGAGAATTTAGATGAAGAAAACAAGATAAGAGCGGAAAGAACAACAGGTATGAGTAGTGATTCTATTGACAAACAAAAAGAACTAATGAAAAAATTGTCCTCATACCTTGATAGATAAGTTTTATTTATTATATTTTTAAAAAAAAAACTTATGGAAATGGATGAAAAATATTTTGTAGCAAGAATTACAACTGATGTTGTAGATTCAGAATCAGGTAAAGTAAAAAAACAAAAAGAAGAAAAGTTGGTTAAAGGTTACAACCCAACTGATGTGGAAGCAAAAGTAACCAAAATTTATCAGAGTTATTCACAAGATTGGAGAATAACATGCATTGTTGAAAGTAAAATTGATGAAGTGATAGAATAATAAAACAATTTTCAATAATACATCAAAGGAGGGGTTTCCCTCCTTTTTTGTTTTATCAGGTATTTATGGAATATGAAAATTTCAGTTTCAGAAACACAATACCAAATAATATTAGAATACTTCAAGAAAAAAACTGACCCTGTTGCTGAACATATCCGTCAGATGTTACGTGCGATATATAAACCATTATCAAAATATGGTAAATTACCAAATCCTGATGGTAACTGTGACACTAACGAAGGTGTTATCTATGTGTGGGAACACATTCCTGGTGTAGACCACTGGTCGGTCTTAAATCGTTTTGACACCAACACAAAAGTAAGAGATAAAATCAAAGAACTTTTCACATCACAAAACCCCGGAACAGAAATAACAATTAATAATCTGATAGATTTTATTACAGATAACAAAGATGATTTGTTTAATGGGAAATATACCGAAGAACTTGTTAACCTTAACAGAGCAACAATTGATAAAGGTAATCAGAATGAAATGTTTGGAATAAAAATCCTAAAAGATTTTTTTGGTTCAGACACAAACATTATCAGATTTTGTTCAGGTGATGTAAGAGACACAAAAAAAGGTATGGACCTTATGGTTGAAACAAATGGACAACAAATATTTGTTCAAGTTAAACCTTTCACAAAAGCAACAAGTTTTGTTGATAGAGATGGTGACACCTTCTTTGAAATCGCTTCATACGGTTTTGACCACACAAAATATTCAGAAAAAAATGTTCAAGTATTTCTTTACGTGAACATAGAAACAAATGAATATGTGGCGTTCTCAAACAAGAAAAGTAGAATCAAAAAAGAACAATCAAACATGACAAGATTCTACGAACCGTATCTCATGACCAACATTCAATTCGAAGGAAAAACAAAAACAAAACAATATAGAAATAAACCATTAGAAGATGATTTATTTAAAATGGGTGAGAGAAGACTTCAAAATTTAGAATTTAGGAAGTCAGAAATTGACAAACTTATTGAATTAGAGAAACAAAAATTTTTAAAAAAATAAAAATTATTTTACGTCAATTACGTAAGAATTAATTTTTTTTTAAAATTAACAATATTTATATAAATAAAAATAACAACCAAAAATGGCAAAAGAAAAATCTTTAGTAGAAGAAGCTATACTCTCAATGAAAAATCTTGAGGAAGCAGTTGCTAACAACGCAAAAGAAATACTTGCTTCAACCATGAAACAAGAAATTAAAGAATTAGTAAAAGAATCTCTATCCGAACAGGAAGAAGAAGAGGTTGACACAGATGTTGATATGTCTGACGATGATGATGAAATGTCTATGGACATGGAAGATTCTGAAGAAGATATGGACACAGATAACGAAGTTGAAGACATGGCGTCTCCAATTGACTTAAGAGGAAAGTCTAACGACGAAATCATTCGTGTATTTCAGTTAATGGGTCCTGATGACAACATCATTGTTACAAAAGACAATGCTGGAAATATCAACCTAAAAACTAATGAAGACGAATATATGATTGTTGGAGAATCTGAAGAAGATAGTTGGAACAAAGAAGAAGAAATGGAAATGTACATGGATGAAGAAGATGAAATGGATATGGACTCAGAAGAATTTATGGAAGATATCATTAATTCTGTTTTCAACGATGAAAAAGACCTTCCAGAACCACCTGAAGAGGAGAGACCTGGTGGAATGTTCTATGAAATTGAAATGGACGTAGAAGATTTAGAAGAAGAAGATGATGTTGTATATGAAATCACTTTAGGTGAAGATTCTGATTCTGAAGAAGAAGAAGAAGGAGAAGAAGAAGACCCGTATATGATGGAATCTAAAAAATCTAAAACTCCTAAGACAGGTAAAGCGTCAAGTTTCAAATATAGTACAAAACCAAATATGGACGGTGGATTCGAAATACCAAAAAGAAAGAAAACAAACACATCAATGGGTACAGGTTCAGCTAAAAAAGTTGACGTATACAAAGATGATGAGACTCTTGATGGTAAGATGAAAATCGTTAAAGGTAAAAAATCAGAAACAAAAGAAGCGTCACGTACTTATAGTAACGGTTCTAAATCAGGTCGTGGTTTAAGAAAAGGAATCACCCCTAACAGAAATTTAGAATTCCCAATCAAAGAGAGCGTGTACGGTGAAGAAGTACAAGTACTTAGAGAAAAAAATGAAGAGTACAGAAAAGCACTTAACGTATTCAGAAACAAACTAAACGAAGTCGCTGTGTTTAATTCAAACTTAGCTTACGCAACTCGTTTGTTCACTGAACACTCAACATCTAAACAAGAGAAAATTAACATCTTGAAAAGATTTGACGGTGTAGAGTCTCTTAAAGAATCTAAAAACTTGTACAAGACAATCAAAGATGAACTTTCAGTTAAGACAAGTCAACCAATGAACGAATCAATTGAACGTAAAATTGAAAACGTTCAAAACACAGGTTCAGCAGTTAACTTGATTGAGTCTAAAACTTACGAGAATCCTCAGTTCTTAAGAATGAAAGATTTGATGTCAAAATTAAAATAAAAATAAACTAAAAAATAAAACAACCAAAAAAAATGGGAGCATTATTAGAATCAGGTCTTGTTGGTAACATTGGGTTAAAACACCTTAAAGTTATCAAAGAAGATACTATCAGCAAATGGGACAAATTAGGGTTCCTAGAAGGTCTTAAAGGCCACCTAAAAGAAAATGTAGCACAATTGTATGAAAACCAAGCGTCACATTTGATTAACGAAGCGACTTCGGAAGGTTCTTCAGGTTCATTTGAAACTGTTGTATTCCCAATCGTTAGACGTGTGTTCTCTAAATTGTTAGCGAACGAAATCGTTTCTGTACAAGCTATGAACTTACCAATCGGTAAATTGTTCTACTTTATACCTAAAATTCAAGGATACTCAGGAGCATCTGCAACTGCAAGTGGTGACCACTACGCACCAATCGGTTCTCCTGGAAACTATCCTGGTGACCCACAAGCTGGTTACACAGGTGCTGGAGCTTACGCTAAAAACCTTTATGATTTATTCTACGAAGGAAACGAAGCGGCTCTTGACCCACCTGGATTGTTTGACTACTCTAAAGGTCGTTTTGCCATTCTTTCAGCAACAACAGGTGTTGTTAAATGGTCTAACGGTTCATTAGTAAATGCGGCAGCCGTGGATGACACATCATATATGGGTAATACTAGAAAAGTATTATTGAAAATGTGTGGTTTTGCTAACACAGGTGTTGGTAAAATGATTGGTCCTGACGGTAACGAGTATGACACAGAATCTTTCTTGTCTGACCTTGTTATTGTTCAAAGCGTAGGATTAGGTGTATCTACAACTTCTCCATGTACAGTTTCTACTGGACCTTTATTGTTCAGAGTAGTTACTCAAAAATATGGTCAAGGAATTGTTACTCCTAACTATAATCAATCTACAGCAGCGTTCTCTTCTCAAGGTAACGGTGGTCAATATAATGACGTTTGTGACGTTAACGGTTGTATCTACCTTGAAGTAGACCTTTCTTGTCCTACATGTCCTACATGTGGAAGTGACACTATTGATGGTTACACTGGTACTACTATCACAGGTATCACTTCAGGTACTTCATTCGTTTCTTACTTCAGACGTTACGAAGAGTTAGAATTTGAAGACAAAATTGGTGAAGTTTCTTTTGACCTTCAATCTGTAACTGTTACAGTTACTGAAAGAAAGTTAAGAGCACAATGGTCTCCTGAATTAGCTCAAGACGTTGCAGCATTCCACAACATTGACGCTGAAGCTGAATTAACAGCTTTATTGTCTGAACAAGTTGCGGCTGAAATTGACCGTGAAATCCTTCGTGATTTACGTAAAGGTGCAGCTTGGAACTTACGTTGGGACTACAACGGATGGAGAAGATTAGCTAACACTACTTCTTACACTCAGAAAGACTGGAACCAAACTTTGATTACAGCAATCAACCAATTATCTGCACAAATCCACAAGTCAACTCTTCGTGGTGGAGCTAACTGGATTGTTGTTTCTTCTGAAGTTTCAGCTATCTTTGATGACTTAGAATACTTCCACGTATCTAACGCATCTCCTGAGCAAGACCAATATAACATGGGTATTGAAAGAGTAGGTACTTTAGCTGGTCGTTACCAAGTTTATCGTGACCCATACTTCCCACCAAACCAAGTATTGGTTGGACACAAAGGAACGTCATTGTTAGACACTGGTTACATCTACGCACCGTATGTACCACTTCAATTAACTCCAACTATGTACAATCCGTTCAACTTTACACCTATCAAAGGTATAATGACAAGATACGCGAAGAAGATGGTAAACAACCGTTTCTATGGTAGAATTACTGTAGATGGTGTTCGTACATTTGACTTAAGAGAATTAAGATAATCTTAATCTTTTATAATAAATTAAAAAGGTCAGAGAAATCTGACCTTTTTTTATGGGTTAAAATTAAATGGACTATTATGAATATTTATATTATATTTATTATTATGAAAACTAAATTAACTCAAGAAGACATTGTAAACATTATTAATTTATATAATAATGAAATTTCAAGTACACATAAGTTAGCTGAAAAATTCAAGGTAGGTCACAAAAAAATTAGAGAAATTTTATTGGAAAATGATATTCAAATAAACAAGAAAGGAGCTCAAACCCAAAATGGTAATAGTTCCCAAATAGAATCATCTAAAATTAATCGTTATGTTGATTCAAATGATTATGAATATGTTGCTAAATGTAAAAAAACTGAAAATATAATTAAAGACCCAAATAATTTATCTGGTAAATTGACAAAACACATTAAAGAACATTATGGGGATGTGTGGATTCCTGAAAATAATTATCAAAGAAAAAAATATGAATCTGTAAATAATAAAAAATGGTTTGAAGAATTTTTTGAAATAATTCAGATTGAAAAAGAAAAAATAAGAAAATGTAAATTATGTGAATGGGGTACTGTTGATGTAAAAAATAAAACAGGTTGTTTTGAACAACATATTATTAATACTCATCAAATTAATATTAAAGATTATTTAAAAAAATTTCCTGAAGATAAACAATATCATACAAATTATGTTAAATCTGTTGATTTAATTAAATTTAAAAATCACGTAATATGTAAAATATGTAATGAAAAATTAAAAACAATAAGTAATACTCATTTAAAGAATAAACACAATATGACTGTTATGGAATATAAATTAAAATTCCCTAACGAAAAAATTGTTTCGTCTTCTGTTTCAGAAAAATTAAGTGAAAGTGTAAAAAAATTAAATATTAATTTAACACCGACATGGACATCAAAAGGAGAAACGGAAGTTAAAGAGTTTATTGAATCGTTTGGTTTTGATGTTATTAAAGGGAAAAATAGAAAATTATTGGAAGGTAAAGAAATTGATTTAATTATAGAAGATAAGAAAATTTGTATAGAGTACAATGGGTTATATTATCATACTGAATCTATGGGTAAAACATCAAATTATCATTTGAATAAAACAAAAGATTGTAATCAAAATGGATATAAATTAATTCATATTTTTGAAGATGAATGGATTACAAATAAAGAATTGGTTAAATTAAAAATTAAACATATTTTAGGTATTAGTGACGGTATAAAAATTGGTGGAAGAAATTTAAATGTTCAAAAAATTAGTAGTGAAGATAAAATTTATTTTTTAAATAAAAATCATATTCAAGGTTCAGATAAATCAAAAATATCTTATGGTGCATATTATGGGGATGAATTAGTTGGAGTTATGACTTTCAATTCAAATAGAAATATGACAAAAAATAATAATGGTGAATATGAATTAAGTAGATACGCAACAAAACAGGGTTATATTATAAGAGGTTTAGCTTCAAAATTTATAAAAAATTTTATAAAAGAGTATTTACCATCAACAATAGTAAGTTTTGCAGATAGAAGGTGGACTTTAGACCCTAATAATAATTTATATACAAACTTAGGGTTTGTTTTATCAGTTATTTTAAAACCAAATTACTATTATTATAATTCAAAAATTAATAGATATAAACGTTTTCATAAATTTGGTTTTGGTAAAAATAATTTGAAAAAAAGATTTCCAAATTTAGATTTTTCAAAAACTGAAAAAGAATTAACTTCAGAATTAGGGTATTCAAAAATTTGGGATTGTGGATTATTTAAATATATTTTACATTGTAAATCAAACAAAATTTTGTGATATTTATATGGATAATGAAAAATACATCACATTTAGAAAACGTATCTGACAGGATTATTATTTTAATTTGTAAAGAAATTCTTAAGCAGACCGAAGAACATAATTTAGACGATAGAAAATTTATTAGGGTGTGTGATGATGTTTCTGTTAAGTTATTTGGTGATACTATGAAACACATTGACGTTGATTACATGTCAAAAATTTTGGAAATAAATCCTGATATTTTGAGTAATGATAAGGATGTGAAACTTTTAAGACCTGAGTTGAATCTTTTTAGATTTGATTATATTGAGAAACGAACTGAATGGAGGTTGAATACTTACACTCATGAGATGGGTACTTATCATGATGATATTGAACCTATTGTTGATTTTATATCATCAGAAGGTGAATTTGACTATTGGGATTCTATAGAAACGGATAGTGATATTTTAGATTCCGATATTGATGACACGTATCTTAATAGAAAAAGTATTGTAAAAATTAATTAATATATTTAAAAACATTTGATTTTTACCATATTTATCAATGATAAATCCCTCTTCTTTATGGTAAAAAAAGTTAAATTTCGGTTCTCTAATGATAAAACTATTTATGATTTAAACATGTCTGTTCCTGATTTTAAAAAGACTGATGAAAATGTTTCTGAGGTTCACGGTGATTATAGGGGAACTTACATTATTTTAAGTAAAAATGAGTATGAAAAAATTCTTAATTAGTTTAATTTTATTAATTCCTTTATTTGTTTTTGGGCAGTTAAGGGATTCTGTGTTGGTTAAATCACCTATTTTCAAGGTTATGTATTCTGAGACGTTGCAACAACCTAAGTGGATTGAGTATCACGTTGAGTGTGGTGAGGGGGATTTTTCTCGTAAGGGTTTGGACTTTTATGTTTGTGATTCTATTAAGACATCTGACGGTGGTGATTATGAGGGTAATGTTTGGGACAAGGGTCATTTGGCTCCTGCTGCTGATTTCAACTGTAACAAGGATTATTTGAAAATGACTTTTTCATATTTGAATTGTGTGTTGCAACATGAGAAGTTGAATCGTGGGGCTTGGAGGTTGCTTGAGGCTTATGAGAGGGATTTGTCTAAGAAGTATTCTGTGGATGTTAAAATCAAGATGGTTTATTCAAAGAAATCTATGGTCTTGAAGAGTGGAGCTACTGTTCCTGATGGGTTCTATAAAACGATTAAGTATAATAAGGTTATTGAGGTTTATTATTTTAAAAATGAACCACCTGTAACTAATGAGTATAAAAAATATAAGATTAAATAATTTTGGGGTTAATGACCTCAATTTTTTTTGATGTCAGAGATATTTATAAAAAAACATATTTAAATGGAAAATGTTAATGATATATTAAAACGTCAACTTTTGTTGATGAAATTTGATTCGGGTGTTACCTTGAAAGAAAACCGTGAAAAGATTTCTGAGGGAAAACAAACTTTAATTAATGAGACGGGGTATGGTCCAAATAATTGGATAGATGTTGATTTTACTAATAGAACTTTATATTTGAACAACTATCTTGAAATGGAATGTAGACAGATGGTAGGTAAAGGTATAACTTCAAGTGCCGCTGATGAGTTAAAATTAAATGCCGGAACAAAATTCACAGTTAGAGATAATAATTCTTTAATCGCTAAAAATACAACTTATCAAAAAATAAATGATTTGTATGGGAATGTAACGTCAACCAATCAAGCTGACATTTTATATTTTTGTGATAAAAAAGAGTTTATGATTAACGGTGAACAACGTACTTATTGGGGGGAAAGTTTCAATCTTCAAGTACAGAAAGGATTTGATGATTTATGTAACACTATTGGTAATCAATCTAATACTAATCAATCTAACACTAATCAATCTAATAATAATTTTAAATTTGGTTTTAATCCTGAACAAGGTAAATACACTTTTGATTATAAATCAAACCAACAAACTCAAGCCGCAAATCCTGAAACAGGTGGATTAGGTCCTGCAAAACAAGGATGGGATATGGGTAAGGTGAAGGCTAAATACACTTGTTTAAATGATAATGATTTTGCGGAATCTCAAGTAATGAATGACACTTATGGTGATATTGTTAAATTAAATTTGGGTAAAAACAAAAAAGGTCGTTCAATTTATGGTAAAATGTATGTTCAAGATGGATATTTGCAATTATGGGATTCACCATATACGAGAATTGGTGATAGTACCCAATATGCGACATGTTTTCAAAATAAATTAATATTAGGTACAGGTCAGAATTTGACTATGACTAATCCATCAACAAAAGGACCACAAATGGAGTCAGTTAATAAAATTGATAACCTTATGACTGAGGATATTGATGTTGGAATTACTAACGCAGCCTCATCTCTTGCTAAGAGTGATGATAAAGGTTCTGAAAATACAAGAGCACCAAGAAGAACTGTTGATAATTCATCATTGGTAAAAGAGGTTCAAAACAAACTTAAAGAACTTGACCCAACTGCGGTTGTTTCGGGTACAATGGACCAAGAGACAATTAACAAAATAATGTTACAAATAAACAAAATAGTTGAGAAACAGAATAAAGAAGCTG